GCTGGCGGAGAGAATACGAGCCAATCCGGTTAATCACGTCTGCCCGTTCAACGCTGAAACGGTAGCAAGCCTCAAGGATTTGGGTTTCTACTTTTCTACAGCTCAAAAAGCTTTCAAGGGTTTCGTGGTCGTCTGTATAGTGATAGGAGCAATCGCCGCATTTCTTATAGGATTAAAAACTAAAATAATGGAATTTTGGGCAACGTTACAATGAATAATCAAAGGAGGATGAGGCTTATGAGTATAATCGAACTTGAAAAACAGGCGCAAATAAAAGCGGCTGGGTTTATTATCGTGATCGCGCTGATCGTCGCGGCGTGTCTTTTGTCGGGGTGCGGTACGGTCTACAACGTGACGACATACGACAAGGACGGCAAGATCGCCACCGTCGAGAATGTAGACGCTGATATTATCGGCTCGATAGTCCAGAGCACGAAAAACAAAACACTGATAGTCTGGCATACGGGCTGGGCTGTTGGAATACACGCCTCCCCGGGAACATATGAAGATCCCACTCCTACGCTTAAAATATTAGCTGGCAAGTTTGATGATGGGTATATCTCAATCTGCAAAGACCAGGTGGGGTTAAATTGGGATGGGATTGCGGCAACCATAGAAGCGACAAATAAGAGTTTAAGCGTGTCGCCTACGGGCGTAGCTGAAACAAAAACCGTACCGTCTAATTTTAAACTACTTGAGCCAACAGAAAACCCATGAAACAAATCCTTGTCAGCTCGTGCGGTAATTGTCCGTGGCTCGTGATATATGAGACGGGTGGTGAGTTGAAATACGAATGCAGCGAAACAAGGAATGTCAGGCGGAAGATAAAGGACAAGGATAAAATTCACCCGAAATGTCCACTGCCTTGCTTTGCAATATGGTGAGGTGAAATGAACGAGGGGTACTTTGTGACAAATGAATTGAAAAACTTGAAAAACTCTGCAATTCAAATGTCACTGGCAGTCTCGAAAGAGCTATGCCAGCCGGAGCTAGGTGTAACCGAATCCGGCTTTTCTAAAGACAATTTTTCTAAAGACTATGGCTATAGAATGTTTATAGGATGGTTTATATGAAACCTGAAATCAAATGTCCGCACTGTGGATCGAGTCTAAACGAGGAGATTGATGATATTTGGCTCCGGTGCATAGCATGTCAGATGGAGTTTAAGGCTGAAGAGGAAAAAGATGAATAAACTTTTGACACATCCGGGCTTCGATCCCGCCCCGCCATGGGAGGTGACATTGACGGGTGATTTAATCTACGAGAACGATTCTTATATAATTACAGTAAAAAAGGATTATAGAAGTGATGGCGGATCGCTCCCTCGGATATCATGGACGCTTCTAGGTGTAACCCCAACAGATTCCCGTTGCATCTATGCTTTTTTTCTCCATGACTTCTTATATCAATCGGAATCTCTCACAAGACAACAGGCGGACACCATCCTAGATGAAGTCCTTGCGATACCGCCTTGCTGCAATTCTGTACAACGCTGGCTTATCTGGAGCCACGTCAGGGCATACGGCTGGCTAGTATGGAATAAACACACGTCGGAATCAATTGAAGAGGGTAAGAAGTGGGGAAAGGTCGAAGAGAAAAAGAAACTTTTATCTACGGTGATCAAATGACCAACGAAGCCAGAATACTAAAGTTGATGGATGAGGTCTGCAAAAGGACACTGCCAAAAATTAGCCGGACGAACCTGGGCTCTTTGAGTTCCATCACGCAGAAAAAGAAATTAAAGTTTCGATCCATTCTGAAATAATCTAACCACTGGAGGACTATGAGCGCAACCGCCTGCCTGAAATGCACCCTTGACGACTGCTCGAAGTGCGATCACGTGCCGAAAAATAAATGCAGGATGAAGACAACAGTTTGGAGTCGTGTAAGCGGTTATTGCCGCCCGACTTCATCTTGGAATCGCGGAAAACAACAGGAATTCAAAGACAGAAAAGAATTTGTTATTGATCTTGAAAAACCTCTAACCAAGGAAAAGGCGGGGCTTTCACCCGCCTGATTATTATCTTATCGCGGTTATCGGCAAATCTTCCGGCTTTTTGTTTTTTAGGGCGGCGATTTGTGCGTTGAGGGATTCACTGTATCTAACTCTTAACGCGCTGTATTCATCTTTTATAGGAGTAAATTTGGCATCAAGAGCTTGCGCCTGTATTTTTAGGGCGTTCAATTCTTTTGCTATTGCCTCTGTTTTTATTTCTCCACGGGTGCGGGTTGGCAAATTAGTAGAACTCCTCTTTTTCTCTTTTTGCTTCTGTCCCGAGTCCACGTCATTTAGGATATTTTTAATCTGTTTTTCCTTTGCGGCTATTTGCACCTGTAGATTATTCTTCTCCACCAAAATCGCCTCCGCCTTTTGATTGAGGAGTATAGCGGCGTTGCGTATGACCAGTTCAAACGTCTGCTCTCCCAGGTTTACAGTAGGGGCGGCCAATAACGCTTTTTGTAGCTCGGGCAGGGTGGGTTCCTTGATTACGTCCTTCGGCTCTTCTGCATTCAGACACACACACGCGGCCATCAACATAACTGCTATTACCTTTTTCATAATTCCTCCTTTGTTTGATATACCCTAGTTATATTTGCATGGAAGTCAAGGGCAATAAATTATTTTTATCTTTTTTTTATTATTCTACTTGACTTTGCATATTTACCTCTGTATAATAAGGGCAAAGGAGAAATAACATTTATGAAAAACTACAAGCAAATAAAGATTATCAAGCCGCTGCATAAGAGAATCAAAACCATCGCCCACGAACGAAAGATGAAACTGGAGGGGCTTGTTGAAATTCTGCTTATTAGGGGATTGAAAGCAAAAGAAAATCAATAAAGGAGTTTTATGATTTCGGAAAAAGCAAACGGAGAGCTAGGCGCAAAAATAGGCGAGGAGATTAGCGACCTCGTACTGTCAAATATCAGCCTGATAACCAAGGATGTGGAACAGGCCATCAAAGACAGGGACGAAGGGCAGGAATTTGGCGAAGTTACCGGAGCCGTGAAGTTCAAACTTGGAAGCGCGCCCGGCGAAACATTTAAATGGGAATTAAATCTTGAATGGCAAAGATCCAATAAAACCAAAATAGAGGCTGTAAAGGGCGAGTACGACCCGTTGCAACCGCCATTAATTCCAAGGGAGACAAAGAAGAAATGAAAACCACCAAGACAGTCCAATTCTGCAAGGGGAGTTCAAAGCCAACCATAACCGTCTACGTCAAGGGCTATAATCGGCTGTTGAACCCTCCAAAAGCAAAAATAGCACCCGCAATAATTGAGAACGGAATAATGAAGTATGGGTTTTAATCAATAGGAGGCTCCCATGCGCTGGTACGAAACTTTAATTGTGATTCTCGTGATTTGGATTCTGACGGCCGGATTTATCTGGATAGGGACTTCTGAAGACATGTGGTCTGCCGGAACGCCTTCGCACGAGGGAACGGTTAAGATGCTTTTCGAGGGGAATTAATAATAACATAAGAGGTGGAAAAATGAAAAAAGAACAAAAATTAATACCGATGATGAAAGGATTTAAGGCAACGGACAAGGACATGAAGTGTACGCCTGGTAATAAGGCATTCCAGTACGAATTTGATAAAATATTTGAGCATGAGGGCGAACTTGAAATGTGTAAGGCTGGTTTTCATTTTTGCGTTCATCTGTCTGGGGTTTGGAGTTTTTACAATAATAGCGACACAAGAGTTTTTGAGGTAGAAGCCTACGATGTTCTTGATGAACGTTCCGGCGATGGCGCAGAAGTCAAAATGGTTGCGCATAAAATAAAATTCGTCAGGGAGGTAAAAATAGGGGGCGACAGTAACACTGGCTACAGTAACACTGGCTACAGGAACACTGGCGACAGTAACACTGGCTACAGTAACACTGGCTACAGGAACACTGGCGACAGTAACACTGGCGACAGTAACACTGGCTACAGTAACACTGGCTACAGGAACACTGGCGACAGTAACACTGGCGACAGGAACACTGGCTACAGGAACACTGGCGACAGTAACACTGGCGACTGGAACACTGGCGACAGGAACACTGGCAACAGGAACACTGGCGACTGGAACATTGGCGACAGTAACACTGGCGACTGGAACACTTCAAATTTTTCAAGTGGTTTTTTCTGCATTGAAGAACCCAAAACAATCTCCTTTAACAAGCCTTGTGAACTTTCAAGGCAAGATTTCTTGAACAGACTGGACGTGTCGAACCTTGGCGAAGCTCTGGCAAAGAATGAGCCGATTGACTTTGAGAAGGTCAAAACTGTTCCGAATATTACAAAGGAGAAACTAAAAAAACTGCATGAGAAGTTTATTGAAGCAAGAAAGGCAAAATAAGAGGTGGTTATGAAACACGAAATTACAAAAGAGAAATTTTTGGAGATCGCGCTGCCGGGTCAAACGCTCCCGCCGAATGTAAAAGTCGAACGCTGTAATTGCGGCGGAAGTTTTTGTTTCGGCTGGACGCTGAATCATCATCCGGTGACAATCAAACAAAGATCCAGCTTTTCCGGTGCGGCGGGGTGTTCTTATCCCGTGGGAGTAATAAAAAAATAACAAGCTTTTCCCGTGGCCACCTCTTTCGGGAAAAACTGGAAAGGCGTAACCAGTTAAAATAACCGCCACTAATTAAAACTAAAAAAGGAGGAGTTTATGAATGAGGTCGTGAAGAGGGAATCCGAAACGATGACAACAGATGACTTGCGCCGGAATATCAACTTGATTCAGGGCGTACTCAATGACGTCATGCAGAAAGATGTTCATTACGGGGTAATTAAGGGGTGCGGAGACAAGCCCGCCCTGCTCAAGCCAGGGGCTGAAAAAATCCTTGCGACATTCCGGATCGGCGTGAATTATGATGTCGAGGATCTCGGGACGGACAATGAGCGGCGTTATCGGATAACCGCAAAGGGCTTTTACATTCCAACCGGAAACCCCATCGGCTCCGGCCTCGGTGAATGCTCCTCGAATGAAAAGAAGTTCGCATGGCGTGAAGCGGTCTGCCAGAAAGAGTTTGAATTGGCCGATGCAAGCAAAAAACAGATACTTTTCCGCAAGGGATACAAGACGGGGCAGGTCGAGGAGGTCATGCAGATAAAAACAGTTCCCGCCGACATCGCAAACACCGTTTTAAAGATGGGAAAGAAGCGGGCAATGATTGACCTCTGTCTTTCCGCCGTTGCATGTTCAGATATTTTTACGCAGGACATTGTTGAGGAAGGGATCGAAATCGAGGCGGAAACTGCAAAGGACACCACAGAGAGGGCGGAGCAGAAAGCCCCTGTTAATCCTATTTCAGATGCTCAAAATAAACGCCTGTGGGCTATCCTTTCGGGAAATGAAAGCAAGCACACCAAAGACGAGCTGGAAAAATATCTTGACACAAAATACAGCATAAATGATACACGGGAAATTGACAGAGCTTCTTATGAATCTGTTATAAACTGGATACGGGGTGCGGCGTGAGTTTGATCTTCAATCCTGAAAACCACTCCTATTTTATGGACGGCAAGGAACTGCCCTCCGTGACGCAGGTGATAGACGGGGCGGGGTTTGTGTCTGATTTCTGCAAACAAGATCGGGCGGCGGACTACGGGCGGAAAGTGCATGAGGCGGTGTCATCAGTTGCTAGGGGAACTGAAACTTACGAGACCGACAAACGGATCGAATGCGCAGTTGACGGATTCCGTGAATGGAAAAAAGCCTATAAGCCAGAAACTTGCTATTCCGAAATGCCAATGGCGAGTAAGTCCAGGGGGTACGCCGGGACAATAGACCTGCTGGCGAAGATCAAGGGCAAGTACTGGCTCGTGGATGTGAAGACGGGCGGTTACTGCCCGTGGCACATTATCCAGCTTGCGGCCTACAATGAACTGGTCAAGTCGGAAAAATTAAGAGCCGACAAGTTCGCCTGTCTCTATCTTGATCCGGTGGAGGCGGGGAAATTTACGTTTAGGGAGGTTAACCGGACTGAAATTCAAGGAGGATTTTCAGTCTTTTTGAACGCGTTGAACGTTTACCGTTGGAAAAACAGTCAAAAATAAAAGGAGATGTAAAATGGATAAGTTTAAAGGTTTCATGGTTGGGGTAATCGCAATTGTGCTTCTTGGGATATGCTTATGCTTTTTGTTTGATGGATGGGGGACGGTGCAACCCGGAGAGCGCGGAATATATGTAAAGTTGGGGCGGGTTTCCGGAGATGCGCTTGGAGAGGGTTTTTGGTTTAAGTCTCCACTGATAAGCAAAATATACAAATACAGCATTAAACAGGAAACGCAGACAAATACAACTGCTTGTTTCTCTTCAGACCTTCAGCAAGTTTCAACAACTTTCACGATATTGTTTAAGATTCCCGAAAACAAAGTAATTGAGATTTACAGAGGGTATAAAGGCGACGTTGCAACTTCTCTTATTTATCCGCGCGTAGAGGAAGTTCTTAAACAAGTTACAGCAATGCACAGAGCGGATGAGCTTATAAAATCCAGGGAAATAATAAAGGCAAAAGTAATTAAGCAGGTCAGGGAAAATATAGGAAACATAATTGAGTTGTCCGATCTCAACATTACTAACATGGACTTAACGGATGAGCTTGAAAAATCTATCGAGTTAAAAGTAGTTGAAGAACAAAAAGCACTTGCTAAAACCTATGAACTCCAAAAGGCCCAGAAGTCCGCTGAAATTACAATCGTAGAAGCAACTGCCGAAGCGCAATCAGTTAAAATAAAAGGCGAAGCATTAAAAGCCTCTCCTGAAGTTATCCAGCTTGAAATCGCTAAAAAATGGAACGGCATACCGCCTCTTTATGTCAGTACTACAAATGGCGGTGCAAATATTCTATTGCCCCTGCAAAGCGAACGTAGATAAAAAAACGGGGAACAATTAACAAATGGAACCAATTAACAAAACCGAACTTGAAAACGAAACGCTCCCGATCCGTAAACAGGCGGAAGTAATGGAGGTCAAGACAGACTCTGACAATATCGCCGCCGCTAATTTTCTCATGACTATCAAAGGCATGATAAAGAAGGTCAAAGAGAAGTTTGCTCCGGCAAAGGAAAGCGCGTGGAAAGCCCACAAGGAAATAACCGGACTTGAAACCGAAATACTCCGTCCGCTCGAACAGGCAGAAAACGGATTGAAGCAGAAGATGATTGCCTTTGAACGTGAAGCGGAAAAGGAACGCCAGCGTTTACAGGCAATTCAGGAGGCGGAGGCGAGACAGATAGAGGCGGAGGCGCAAAAAGCCGCAGAACAGGCAGCGAAGCTGGCGGAAAAGGGCAAGGACGGAAAGGCGGAAGTCAAACAGCAGGTTGCCGAAACATTGCAGGTCAAGGCGGACGAAATCCGGCAGGTGGTGATCGAAAAACCCATGACCCGCAATGCTGGGATCTCGTATGTCACAACATGGAAGTACGAGATTGTCAATCCGGAGACGGTCCCGGCCAATTACATGATGATCGATGAAAAGAAGATCGGGCAGGTTGTCAAGGCGACAAGAGGGACGCTGGCAATTCCGGGTGTCCGTATTTACTCGGAAAAGCAGATAGCTTCGAAAAGTTATTAAGTGCCACCAACTGCCGCGTAGTCCTCCTGCGCGACACCCGAGAGGCGTGAGGGTCACGAACCGCCATTTAAAATAACAGGAAAGGGGAATTTATGCACTGCTCAAAAGGAAAATACGCATGTCCGGAGTGTCGGAAGGAATACAACCATGAATATCATTTAAAACACCGTAAACCCGTAGACGGGCGGACGTTGCGATATGGCGTTAAGGAGTTACTTGAAAAGGCTAGGGAGTACAACGAGAAGACCAAGGACAGGGCGTTTAAGATGACGGAATCCAGGGCGTTTATTGAGCATGAAATTTACAACGGAAGGATGGTGCTGGCGTGACTATAACTTTAACATTCTCCGGTGAGCCAAAGGCTGTCCAATCCGTCCGCTTCGCCAGAATCGGAAACTTTATGAGGAAATACCAACCCGCAAAAGTGACCGAGTGGAAGAACTGGATAAGGCTACAGGCGCAACAGCAGTTATCCCAGATAGCCGAATTTAAGCCTTTTGTTGGTGCGGTGGGTGTAGAAGTCGATTTTATATTCTCACTGCCTAAATCTGCTTCTAAGCGCGAAAAACAGCTTTTGAATTATTCCGGCGTGACACTTTGGAAAGCCAAACGACCCGACCTGGGAGATAACCTTTTTAAGGGAATGGCGGATGCCTTGACGGAAATTGTGTGGTTTGACGATTCACAGATTGTCGAGATCCACAGCCGGAAATTTTACGGAGCGAGTCCGATGATAAAAATCACGGTTTCGGAAAAGGAACCAGTGGGAGTGTTGATTAGATGAAAACTCCAGTCTATAAATGCCCGATACCTAACTGCAAGTATGCTGGAAAAGAAAAGCTGTGTCCGGTTTGCAGCGTTAAATACGGAAAACATGTGCCGACAGTGAAGGTCGAAAAAAGAATGATGGAGGATGTATGAACCGCAAACCTATCCATCACGTCCCGCCGCAAAAAGGCAGGGACATTACGCAGAATGAAAGGCGTTTCACGGCAGTCGAGGCTAAACGTTTCGCGGAAATACAGAGACTATTTGGACATTGGCAGAAATATCCAGAGAAGGAGGAACAGGTCTACACGCCGGAGCAGGAAAGATTCGGGATGAGATGTGAAACCATTGTGACGGATGGAAAGGGAAAAATCCTAAGCAGGGGCAGGGGATTGCCGGAGGGAGTTTTTTCACACGGAATACCAAGCAAATTGGAGTCCAGGCCCGACCCCGTTTTAGACGTGCTCAATAAAATTCTATCAGAAATAATTAAAATAAGGGAGTTGTTAAAATGATTGAAAACATAAATGCAGTTGAACTGATTAATGAAGATAGGGAAAAAATAATTATCAGTAAATATGAACCCCACGGCGTGTTATTGCACTTCGCAGACGAGGAGTTTTGGGTTGACAATGTTGCCAAGTTTATTGATGGTCTTGAAAAATTCAAGGACAACGACGAGAAATGAAAAACAAAATACACGACAGGATTGGACAGATATTGGAGAGGGGGAAATGAAACCGACTCACGTGGATTTGTTTTCTGGAATTGATGGCTTTGCCTTGGCGGCGAAATGGGCAGGATATCAGACGGTGGCTTTTTGTGAAATAAATCCATTTTGCCAGCAGATAATTAAAAAGAATTTTGGAAAGGACGTGAAAATTTATGGGGATATCAGGAAACTTGCTGCCGACTCCTTTTACGGGCGACAGGAGAAGTGCGAAAAGCAAACAACAGGGAATAAACAATGTGATAGCTTTACTACCAACTCCTCAAGCTCAAGGATTAAAAACCTGCGACAAGAACGGAAAAACTCAATTCATGGATTTAAACAAATCGATTTACTCACCGGCGGATTTCCTTGTCAGCCAGCCTCATGTGCAGGAAAGCGAAAAGGAACGGCGGACAACCGCTGGCTCTGGCCTGAAATGTTGCGGGTTATTAAAGAGTTCGAGCCGACTTGGATTATTGGTGAAAACGTTAATGGTCTCGCAAGCTTGGTGGAGTGGACAAGTGATCTTGAGATGGGAGGTGAAGCCGATTTTTTCGAGGAGGAAAGAAAGATATATGAAAGAGAGGGATCCGGTATCCTTAATGGAATCTGTAGTGATCTTGAATCGCTGGGATACGAAGTCCAACCGCTTGTTATTCCAGCTTGCGCCGTCAATGCGCCGCACAGAAGGGACAGAATCTGGATTGTTGGGCACTCCGGACGCCAATATGGAAAGGGGACCAAGGACGGAGGAGAACCTAAAGGACAGATATCTAGTCAGGAAGATGCCTCTATGTCTGAACGATCAATTGGCAATGATGAACAAGGGGATGATACCGACACCGAACGCCAGAGATCACAAGTCGGGCAAGAGGCACACAAAACACGACTATCAGGTGTTGAGCGAGACAGTAGCCATGCTTCCGACGCCATCAGCAAACCTGTTGACATTCGAAGACATGGAACAGAGCCGATATGCCGGAAACGGCGGCAAGCGTCCGGAGTACAAGGACGCGAAGTTACTGCCGACCCCTTGCACACTAAACGACAGTTTTTATCCAGACAACAGTCCAAACAAGGACAAGAGACACAGCAAAGGAATGGGAACAATTTTGGACAAGAAGAACAATGGAACCGCGACTGGCTTGAAGTTGCAACCGAACTTTGTCGCTTGGATGATGGGTTATCCGTTGAACTGGGCAAATTTAAACTGTCCAAAAGCAAACACAGAGAAGAGCAGTTGAAGGCTTACGGCAACGCCATAGTGCCGCAAGTCGCATACCAGATTATGAAAGCAATACAGGAGATCGAACAATGACAACCCCGCGACGTAACATAACAAGGGAGCAGAGGGATGTTAAAAATAAACAGAGTTAAAATAGTTGACGGGATTCAGTCAAAGATGAAAAACCGCAGAATGATAATCAAGCGATATGCAGACAATTCCTACTTTCTTAGCTTTAAACGGCTCGAAAAGGATATTAATGGAAACCTTCGCACTCCTGTGGAAAAAATGATGCTTTCCAGCGAGGCTTTTGAACGGTTAATAGGTGGAGGTTTAACGTTGATTGGAAGAGCCAAGCAACAGTCAAATAAAAAAGAGGCAAACCCATGAGGCGCAACCCGACAAAGGAGCAGAGGGAAAAGGAAGCAAAGAAGTTCAAAGAGTGGAACGAAAAGCATCCGGCTAAATTCGATGGCGTTCTAACGCACCCAGACAGGACGGAATATATCGGGACAATGAAAGGGAATAGGGAATGAAAACCTGCAAATGGCTCTATGACGACATGATTGACGTGTATAACTCGGACTGCGGACAGGCTTACTCGTTTGAAGCGTCCAGCGATCTTGAAGAGAACCATTACAGGTATTGTCCTTGGTGTGGACGTCAGATAGAAACTTTAAAGGAGGCGGAAGATGAAAAAGAGTAGGGCGCCGGAAAGGATATCGGTAATGGTTGACTATGATAAAAACGGTAAGCTTAAAATTACAAACAAATGGTATCCGGGCAGGAAAGGCATGAAAGAGGATATCGAATACGTCCTCGCCGGATCGGCGTGGCGGAAGACGATAAAAGAGTTAAGGGCGTGGGTGGATATCATGACTTGCCTTGGAGGGGATCTGATACATAAGGAGGAACTGTTGACAAAATTAAAGGAGATGGAAAGATGAAAGGATACAAGGGATTTAATGAAGACTGGCTTTGCAAAGATAACTTTAAGTTCAAAATTGGCGAGACTTATGAGATTCCAGAAAAGCCTATTGCATGTAAAATTGGATTTCATTTCTGCGCTGAACTTTTCGACGTAATGAGCTACTACCCCATTGATAAATTCAATCACATTGCAGAAGTCGAGGCTTTAGGTGATACGGCGGATCATGACGAAGATTCAAAGATCGCGACTAATAAAATAAAAATTATTCGGGAAATTGGTTTTAATGAGGCAATGGATATCATTAAAAAACAAAGTCTTGAAAAAGTTAAAAAAGAAAAAAATAAAATAAACGACGAGATTAATGCAGTACGCTCCTCGGATGCAGTACGCTCCTCGGATGCAGTACGCTCCTCGAATGCAGTACGCTCCTCGGATGCAGTCAGCTCCTCGAATGCAGTCAACGCCTCGAATGCAGTCAGCTACTCGAATGCAGTACGCTCCTCGGATGCAGTCAGCTTCTCGAATGCAGTCAGCTACTCGGATGCAGTCAGCTACTCGAATGCAGTACGCTCCTCGGATGCAGTCAGCTTCTCGAATGCAGTCAGCTACTCGGATGCAGTCAGCTACTCGAATGCAGTCAGCGCCTCGAATGCAGTCAGCGCCTCGAGTGCAGTACGCGCCTCGAGTGCAGTACGCGCCTCGAATGCAGTCAGCTACTCGAATGCAGTCAGCCACTCGAATGCAGTCAACTACTCGAATGCAGTCAGCTACTCGAATGCAGTCAGCTACTCGAATGCAGTACGCTCCTCGGATGCAGTACGCTCCTCGAATGCAGTCAGCTCCTCGAATGCAGTCAACGCCTCGAATGCAGTCAGCTCCTCGAATGCAGTCAGCGCCTCGAATGCAGTCAGCCACTCGAATGCAGTCAGCGCCTCGAATGCAGTCAGCTACTCGAATGCAGTACGCTCCTCGGATGCAGTCAGCTCCTCGAATGCAGTCAGCTACTCGAATGCAGTCAGCTACTCGAATGCAGTCAGCTACTCGAATGCAGTCAGCTACTCGAATGCAGTCAGCTACTCGAATGCAGTACGCTCCTCGGATGCAGTCAGCTACTCGAATGCAGTCAGCCACTCGAATGCAGTCAGCGCCTCGATATTCGTAGAAAAGTCCAACGCCGCAGATCACTCTATTTTTGAAATTGACAAACCAAAAACATTCAGGCTTTTTGGCGCAAATATCGCAGAAAGCAGATGGCAAGAGGTTAATTCTTATTTAAGGGAAAATATTGACTTTAAAAAACCACTGTCAGAAGTTGCGCCGGACGTTATTTCATGGATTAAGTCTATGCCTGAATTTAAGCGGGAGATATTTGAGAGGTTTTTTAAAAAAGGAGATGTATGACCAACATTGAACAAGCGAAGCGGCTGAAAGAGGCGGGAATTACGCAGGGCAAATCAAGCAGGCTGTATGTCGAATATGAACATGGTGGTAAAATTCATTTTATGGAGCGTTGTCGGTCGGAATACGAGGATGGCTTATGCCGTGGAATACGAGAGAAAGCAATTGCAGATATCTACGACGAACTGGAGATGATGAATTGGCTGGCGACAGGAAGAAAAATTGAGGTTAGGAAATATTATGAGAAATGGTGCGTGGAGATTGATAATAATGGTGACACGTTTAAGCACCATAATCTCACGGAAGCCCTAGTACAGGCTTGCGAGGCGGTTTTGAAGGAAAATAAAAAGGAGGGAAGGGGATGAGAGAGATAATCAAGACTTGTGATAATTGTCAAGCGCAAACCGTGTATATCGGCTATGAACCCTGCCATAGTTGCAATAGAGGCAGGGAGGGAATGGATAACGAGATTATGAAAGATAATTGGATTGCGTCTGACTTGTACAAGGCAGAACAGGAAGCCGCCCGCCTCCGCGCCATCATCGAGGGGTTCCCGTGTTACAGGCTGCAAATATATGGGCAAGAGTGTCAAGGTTCTCCTCATGGTTTATGTCCATCATGCAAGGCAAAATAGGAAGCGAGGGAGGGGAGATGAATAATTTAGGAAAAATTAGATTGCTTTATGACAAGGACAGGGAGATATCCAAACTCAAATATCTCTTGTCAAACCTCAAGAATAAATTCCGCAATGGAATTAATGAGATTGAAGATGTGGAAAAACAAAAGATGTCAGGACAGTATGCACTGTTCGGCTTGGATGGCAGAGGACGATACGCCTGCCGGATGGTATGTGATCCATATAAAGATGAAGATATATCCGATGAAATTATGAACGATGTAGTTCTCATAGTTCCATTGCCGGATTTCAAGACAGTAAAAGAATTTGATGGATTTTAAAAGTCAACAAGATAAACGGGGAGATGCGCCATGGATAAGAAACAGATAATGGGGTTTGACAAAACAACTTCATGTGATACAATAACTTCAAAGGTGTTAGAATCGCCTCTAAAAGCTGGAGTTATAAAAACATGAATACTGGGCTTGTCATTGCGTTGCCGTCAGTCTTTTCCGCAAAGGAAAACTCCAGCACGGATTCTACTTCGCAAGGGCAAGCCCTCTTTATTTATGGTGAATTATGAAAAACACCGCAATGTGTCTTGGTAAGAGTATTGAAGGATATGATAATTATCTTATTTTTTTAACTGGTGAAATATACGGAAATTGCAGAAAAAGATTCCTTTCTCCGGTGCCGAATAATTGGGGATACCTACGTGTTGAACTAAGCAAAAACGGGGAACAGATTACAAAAATGGTTCATAGGCTTGTAGTGGAAGCCCATATCGGGAAAATACCTAGCGGTAAAGTTGTCAATCATAAAGATGGAAATAAGCAAAATAACAATCTGAATAATCTTGAAGTTGTAACAGCTTCGGAAAATGAAAGACACGCGGTTAAAAACGGGTTCGCGTTTCATAAACATGGCTATGGTTCTCTACTTCAAAAGACGATTAGTGGGGATATTGTGGCTCAACATGGAACAACGCGTGATGCCGCAAGGACAATGAATTGCCATCAATCTTCGATATGCAAGTCTATTGCATTAGGGCGTAAATGTAAAGGCTATATTTTTCAATGGGAGAAACAATGAAAAACAAAATACTTGAGTGGATTTGTATTGAACTTGAAGGTGTTTGCGATCCTAGCACATGTCCTTGTAGCACAAAATTAAAATTATCAAGGATGCTGGACTCCTACCGTGATTCCATCGTGGATTCTGCGCCCGGACTTGACATGATGATACCCGAAAAAACCGAACCGAAAGAAGGAAGGAAACAATTAATTGGATGGAATGCCGCATGTAAAGAAGTCGAGGCATGGAAGAAAGAGAAAAAGGAGGGCGGGTGAGTATGAAACTTTACTATGTTGAATATCTGGTTTGGGGCAAAGAACGGTATGAAAAAGGAGAAGCAATCCAACAGGCAACGCAATACGATGTCATTGTCGAGGCGGACGATCTGATAACCGCCGGAACCCGTGCCGTTGGCAGTCGGGAGAAGACAGAATTAAGGGTGGTTAAATATATCGGTTGCGTAGGGGTTAGACAACCAAACAGGAAGGGCAATTGACATGCCAATTTGCAAGATGACCGATATGGAGGGGATGCCGAGATCTTGTTTGGAATGTTCCGTAGGTTGCAATGTGCATTTGGAATGGCTTGAAAAAACCACAGCTAACACCGATGAAGAGTGGGAAGATATGAAAAGATATGTTGCGGATAAAAGACACGAAACCTGCCCCCTCTTTGCCAGGCCTTCAAGGGATGAGGCGTATAAAATATTATGCACTGCTTTTCCTAATAATTGGGGAGCGATAACATCCGAACTGCTTGACAAGCTCGGGTACGGGGAGGGGAAATATGATTAACATGCACATGGGTGACTGTATGGAGGCAATGACTAAGATGCCGGACAAGGCGTTCGAGCTGGCGATTGTAGATCCGCCGTATGGGATTGGCGCAGGAAAGGCGCAACAAGGAAAATGGATATCATCTCGCATGGAGAAAAAGGAGTGGGATAAGGCAATTCCGAGTCCTGAATATTTCAACGAGCTTCTTAGAGTGTCCAAAGAACAAATTATTTTTGGTGGAAATTATTTTAATTTGCGTCCGTCACGGTGTTTTATTGTTTGGGATAAAGGTGCTGGATTTTTAGGTCGCGATTTTGCGGAATGTGAAATAGCGTGGTGTTCTAGGGATGGCAATGCTAAAATATTTAAATATGATCCTTTAAGCAACGGCGATTATCATAATAAAATCCACCCCACCCAGAAACCCGTCGCCCTTTACAAATGGCTCCTGCAAGACTACGCCAAGCAGGGTGATAAAATACTCGACACCCACGGCGGTTCGGGCAGTATTTGCATAGCTTGCCATGATTTAGGGTTCGATCTTGATTGGATGGAGTTGGATAAGGATTACTACGATGCAGCGGTGAAACGCTTCGAGAAGCACAAGCTCCAGCCTGACATGTTCCAGGCGAAAAAGGAAGAAATTATTCAGGAAAACTTAATATAAGGAGGTGGAATGCCGAATGAATTACACACGATGCCGTTGAACTGTGAAATACTGCTTTCAAGCAGAAGTTTTCGGCGGATGAAATGGGACGAAAAAGGTGCATATCTAATCCTCCTTGCAGAGGCATGGCTGGACGGTGCGCGTCTGGAAAATAACCCGGATGAACTCCGGGAACTGCTCGGGGTGTCAGAGGATGCCGCGTGGAGCAGAATACGGAAATTTGTAATTGAGAAGATGTTTATCCCGTCAGAGGACGGGAAGTATTTGATGAATTCCAAGCAAACAGAGGTTTACAAGGAAGTCATCGCAAGACACAGGATGTTTTCGGAAAATGGCAGAAAAGGAAATGATATCAGGTGGCAATCTCAAGGCGATGGCAGGGCGATGTTAAGGCGATCGCATCCAAATCCAAATCCAAATCCAAATCCAAATCCAAATCCACACACACAAGAGCGCGCGGGTGTATTGAGAAATTTTAATCCACTGGAAAAAGAACCAACGCCTGAAAACGTAAAAGCAGAGGCCGAATTGAAATGTATCATCTGCACGATTGAGCGGTGCAGGGAGTTTGTGGATCACTACGCTTCGACGGGATGGCGACTCCCGAGCGGGGCTTTTATCACCGACTGGCGAAGGCGTGTTCAGGGTTTCATGGAAAAAGAAAGCAAATTTTCAAGCAACGGGAAACAAGTAAAAAGGGTTAAATGTGATATATGAAATTTGAGAACTTCAAATCTAATTTTGAGGCCGCATTCCAGCAAGGTATGAAAGGCGAAGGGAGCTGGATTGACACGATAGAGGCCGAAGAGGAAAGCGTGGTGCAGGAAGCCTTGTCAATGTCAGCCGAAATTTTCCTCATGAAACGACAGGCCGGAATCCATTGGAATCCGCCAGGGCTGAAAGAATTCAAATGGGAGCTTGTTAAAGTCAAAAAGGATAGGAGAAGAGACAGTTTAAACCTCTGCCAGTCCTCATGCCGCCTATGTAGGGGAACATCGGGGCTCCTGATAGTCGAGCATCATTTGACTGGAAAAGTTCTGAATCCTAACCGACCGGAGCCGATACCGGAAATTGAATTGTATATCAAGTTTGCAGCGTGTCCGGAGAAATCCAAATCATCAGTCAGTTATTACGGCTGGCCAATGGACACGGCAATTGTCGAGATCCGGCAATACCTCTGGCTCTGTGATGCACTGGCACAGCAGCAGAAGACCGGAAAACTGCCAGTAAAGCCCGAATTCTGCGATATTCCGCAGATGGATAGGGTTTGTCCTGGGTGTGGGGCAAGTATGCGTTTAAACGCGGTTCCTGAATGCCTTGGACTTTTAAAGGGGCTGGGTAATTCTTTTGACGGACTTTTAGAAAGTATTGTCTGTGATAATTGCTTTGAGAGGCGGTATGCATGAGCTACACGGCGAGAGAAAAACAGGAGAATGATACAAATGAAATGTGGACGCGAAAAGACCGCATTGAACGCGGCAAACGGTATGAGACAGGCTTGAAGGTCGAAATGTTCTTGTATTGCCCCAAAGAACGCAAGGAAACGGCAAAGCAACAAATAAAAGAAAGGAAGGAAGTATGAAAGTCTTTATTTGGAAAGAAGTTAAAAAAGTATCAGATCGTTATCATTCGCAAGGCGGATTAGTGGTTTTTGCAAAAGACGAGAACAGGGCAAGGCAATTAGCCAATTCACAAGAATACATCGAAATTCAAAAATCGGAAAAGGTTAATGAAGTGCGGGATGCAAGCGGAGATGAAGCGGTTTTTATATTCCCCGATGCGGGATGTTGCTAAAAAGGAAGGTGTACGGGAATTCCCGTTAACCAGTTAATATTTACAATTAAAGAAGGAAGTATGGGAAAAGAAATAGATTCAAAGGATTCAATAGAACTGGCTATCAGGGGCGAAATGGTGGCGAAAAGCGCACTTGAACTGTTAAACGGGCACATGGACACGACTTTAGCAAGGTTGTATTTCGTTGAGATAGTCAAAGGGTTGAAGGAACTTGATGTACTTATAACACGACTTGAAAACGGTAAGGGAGAAAAATGATGACTTACTTGAAATTCATGTTTGAGAGCTGGCAGCACTATTTCGGATGCCTGGTGCTTGTTATAGGAGCCGGATATCTGTTAGATAGTTTTATGATGTCATGTGAGCGAGTTATCACGGGGATCGGCAGGTTTCTTGTGGTTGCGGCAGGGTGGGGGAGAAGGTAAGGGAAGGGAAAACCATACAAGGAAAGGGATGGGGTGTGAAGAATACAATACAGGAGTTAAGAGGATGTGGAATTTTATCGACAAGTTAAAAAGTATTGAGTTGACATGGGATAATGACTATGGGTGCAATCATCGCCGCGGGTGGTCTATCACTTATCGCGGCTGCGTAATTGCAGAACTTGAGAAATACTTGATTATTGCGATATGGAAAGCAATAAAAGAGGTAAGACGATGGGAAGTATAGCCAAGGCATACGAGGCGTTGAGTCCTATGTGGTGCGCGTTAGGTGGAAAATTCAAAAGTTTTCATCTCTACGGCTATCGCCATACGACCTTAGCGCCCAGATCTTCGTAAATTTTCACCGGAAATGGCAAAACGATAAGGACTTATGAGAAAACTATCTGAAAAACCTATAGGGCGGACACTTGAAAGCGGTGACAAAAAGGGCTGGGAACGGTCAAAAACCGAGGAATATGCCCGGCTTCATACGTCTGACCGCTGGAAAAAGTTAAGGGAATTGCAGCTTTCCGAGTTCCCTTTATGCGAAATAAAGAACTGCGACCATCCGGCGGTGGAGGTTCACAGGGTAGACCCGAAGCGGACGGACTTGTTTTATGAGAGAATCAATCATCGGAGTATTTGTGAGCGGCATCATAAACAGATCGGCGTATTATTGAAGATGAAACAGGAGACTAAACATTTATTTAAGGAAAGGAATTAACATGGCGTTTTTAAAACGGGACTACAACCCAGAAACAAGCGCGGCAATTCTTGAAGCGTTGGGACTTGAAAATCTTAATGTATCAGAGGTGACAATAAAATTTACACCCTTGAATCCTCCAATAGCTAATGTTCAAATTCAGCTTTGGGACAGGCAGGCAGGGGATGTGATTAAAATATTGCGAGACAAAACAAATCCAGAGGATTTAAAAAAGGAGTCAACATGTCAGGCGTAGCAGGTAGAAGCGGCGGTAAGAAAACCCCGACGGCGATACTATTGAAACGCGGGGCGTGGCGCGGCAAGGTTCGCAAAGGTACGGAACCCGAAGTCATGCTGGACCGGTTCGTGGTGCCGGCAAACCTGTCCAAGGAAGTGCAGGCGTACTACAACGCGAACCTTTCGGACTTCAAGGCCAGGGGGATACTGAGCGACACCGACAGCATAGCGTTTGAAATGCTGGCCAAGGCGTTCGCCAGATGGAGGGCTGTGGATGCGCTGTTAAGGAACGGCGACAACGAGATCGCCCGTATGTTCGGCAAGGTCGTGGATAAATTCGGGAATGAGCATCTAGCCATAACAGACATGGCATCGGAGGAAAAGGAACGGTTCAGGATCCTGAAGGACATGCTGATCCAGTTCGGGTTTACGCCCGTGACCCGTGCAAACGTGAATAAGACGGACGTGAGGAATATTAAAACCAACAAGGTAACGTAAAAAGTAAAAAAATAGCGAAAAAACGAGATCGGACTAATTACCCGGTCAAGTGAGAAATCAAAGAGCCGTTCAGGGCTGAACACCTGACGGCTCTTTTTTTTCGCCCTGTAACATTAAAGGGGTTGAAATGCCCTACATCCCAAAAATCTGGCGTGAACCTATAGCAGGTTTCGACCCGTGGAAGAATCCCGGCGACTCCAAGTTCGACTTGAAGACGGCAAAAAGGATTTGCAAGTTCATTGAAAGCCATTGCAGGCACAGCAAAGGGCAGTTTGCAAGACAGTTGTTTTATCTGGAGCCATGGGAAAAAAAATTGTTCGGACACCTGTTTGCATGGAAAAGGCCGGACGGAAAAAGGCGGTTCCGTAAATTATTCTTATACATTCCGCGTAAGAACGGAAAAAGCATGATAGCATCGGTTCTTTTAATTCTGCTTATGAAATACGATGGGGAGGTCGGTGCGGATGTCTACTGTTGCGCCGCTGCAAAATCCCAAGCCAAATTTGTCTATGATCCGGCTCAAAACATGATCGCCCTTGATGATGAATTAAAGAGAGGGGTCAAGACCTATAAAAGTACAAAGACAATGGAGTACATTGATGAGACCGGAATGATTATCGGCATGGCGCAGGTATTGGGCTCGGACGGCGATTTGATTCTCGGTTCAAACCCGCACGGATATATCATAGATGAAGTTTTAGCCCAGAAAAAATTTGATATCATGGAAAACCTTGAATCCGGTGTAGGCACGAGACAGCAGCCGTTGGGGATCTACCTGACCACTGCGGCCGAAGACGGATACAATCCCTGCAATATAAAACTGGAATATGCCAAGCTCGTCAGGGACGGGCACAATGATCCGACTTATTTTCCCGTGATATTTGAAACAAGGCCGAACGCAAACTGGCATGATGAAAAGGTATGGGCTGCGGTGAATCCAAACCTAGACGTTACAATTACCCTTGATTATTTGCGCTCTGAATATGTCGCCGCCCTGAAAAACAAAGCCGACGAAATCAAATTTAAACGCCGTTATCTGAACATGCAGGTTGCGGCCATTGATGCTTGGATACCGATGGACGATTGGAACAACTGCCCCATGGATATGAAACCCGAGGATCTTATGAAAGAAAAATGCTATTTAGGAATTGATTTGTCAAGCACGAACGACATATCGGCGGTTATACAATATTTCCCCGTGCAGGAGGCGTGCCTGTGTCACTTCTATTGTCCCGAGGCGGCATTCCAAAATAAAATTGAGTACGGAGCTTTATTCAAGGACTGGATGAAGATAATGCCCGGGGCTACGGTAGACTATGAATTAATTTATAATGATATCGTCTGCCTGTCGGAGCAATACGAGATAATGGGGATCGGTTTTGATCCATGGCACGCGAAAGACTTATGCAAGAAGCTGTCGGAAAAATTCGGAGAAGATAAAATGATACAGATCGGGCAATCTGCAAAGGTAATGACCGATCCGATTAAACAACTCGACGCACAGATACGGAAAAAGGCGTTGCGGCATTTTATGAATCCCGTTCTTCAATGGATGGCAGGAAATGCGAAGTTGTGGACAGATCAGGCTGGGAAGGCTTGCAGGGTCACGAAGTCGCACAAGGACAGCCCGGCAAAGATTGACGGCATCATTGCACTGATCATGGCGAAGGCCGTGGCAGATGAGATAAAAATAGAAACCCAAATAGAAGGATTGACGATAATATGAAAAGAGAAACCTTAGGCGTGTGTATGATCGTGAAGAACGAGGAATCTTGTCTCGGAAAATGTCTGGAATCCATCAAGGGTATCGACGAGATCGTAATTCTTGACACTGGAAGCACAGACAAGACCGGGGATATCGCCCGTCAGCACGGCGCAAGATTTATTGAGAACGTCTACAAATGGGAGGACGATTTCAGCAAGGCAAGAAATAAGGCGTTGGAATTCGCAACCGCCGATTGGATTCTAGTAATTGATGCAGATGAAACCCTGTCAAGGGGTGGATTAAAAAAGATACGTGAAGCGATAAAAAAGGCAGATGAAAGGACGCTCGGATTAAAGCTAGACATGGTTTCCGCATGTAAAACCGTTCGTCATGAGATCGCCCGTATTCATCGGCGAAGGCCGGATATTTTCTGGAAGGGTGCGGCTCATAATTATCTTACAGTTCAAGACGGCCCTAAGGTTGACGTGGAGATAACCTACGGATGGAGCAAGGCACACAATCTTGACCCGACCAGGACGTTCAGGATACTGAAAAAGTTTGTCAGGAAAAATCCGACCAAGCCCAGGGAACTTTATTATCTGGCGCGTGAATATTTTGCAAGAGGCGAATACGGGATGGCAAAGAAATATTATGAAAGATATTTAAGGGTTGCTACGTGGGGGCCGGAGATCGCCGATGCCCATTTGATGATTGCCAAATGCGCCGTAGGTATTGGAAATTATGATCGTGCATGGTTAGCCGCGTTTAAAGCCCTGCAAATAAACGCGGACTTGTCTGAAGGGCTCCAGACTCTTGCCGCATTGTCCGGCCCCAACAATCGCAGGAAGTGGCTTGAATATGCAAGACAGGCCAAGAATAAAAAGGCATTGTTTATCAGAGAAGTTCAGGGACTCGAAGAAGTCACCGAGAAGAACGCCGATTATTACCGTGAGATGTTTGCAAAATATCCAGATATGGGGCGGTATGAAAATATCTACAAGATGGCTGGCTCTATGTGCAAGGGGAAAGTGCTGGATATGGGATGTGGAACCGGCGAATTTCGCAAGCACGTTCCTTCTGACTGTGAATATCTGGGATTTGATTTTTCAGGAGTGGCAAAAGGAAAGTGTTTTAAAAAGGGCGACATATATAAATATCCGCTTAAAGGATATGATACATATATCTGCCTAGAAGTATTGGAACACGTCGACGACATCAAAGTACTGGAAAGGATCCCGTCCGGTTCCACGTTTATATATTCCGTCCCATCTTTTCCAGATCCGGCGCATATCCGGACGTATACAATTGACATGATGATAGACCGCTACCGCGATTATTTCAGCGACATGCAGATACGCAGATACAATTTTCACGATGGAAAATGGATTGATGGAGATCCTGAAACTGAAAACCATATTTTACTCGTAAAGGCGGTGAGAAGATGATTCCACAATCAATAATAGCAGGAGAATTAAAAGGCGAATTGCAGATTGATGATTTTTCAATGTCCATATCTGATGAAAAAGCACAAATAGACATTGAAGATTTCGCAGAGGATTTAATCAGGCGAGCTATAAAATCCGCAGAAGTTAAAGACGGAAATTATATAAGCCTTGAAATAAGAATAGGGGTAAAAAGATGAATAATAAAATTTCTTTTACTGTTTTGGTTGACACTGTTCCAAACATTCCGCCCGTTGTCAAGCCCGGCTTCTACTGCCCGAAATGCGGATTCAAGATGCGGGTTTACTGGAGTCGTCCAGCGACATGCGGATGCGTGGTTAGGATGCGTTTATGTACAAAATGTGGAGAAAAGACAAAAACGACAGAAAGTTGAAACGCGAATTACATATATGTAATTAGGTGTTTTGACATTATAAAAATGTAAGTAATTATAAAAGCAGACCGGAGGTAGGTTTGCTTAATAATATACTTAATTTTTTCAGACCGCAGAATAACGCGGAACAAATGATCCGCTCCATTGTGATGCGCCACCTCTCGGATGCAGGCGTGTCTGTCTCCCCTGAAATAGCGATGCGATTTTCCACCGTATACGCCTGCGTCCGGCTCCTCTCCGATACAATTGCACAGATGCCCTGCAAGCTTTATAGCACGGATATAAGCGGTGACCGCAATCCTTCAATGGGCGACCCTCTTTATAACGTGCTTTCCATTTCACCGGAGAACGGACTTACCGCGTATGACTTCTGGAAAAAATCCATTGAACAATTTCTCCTTCGTGGTTATTTCGTTGCCCGGACAATCAAGAATACAACAGGAGAAATAATCAGGCTTATTCCCGTAAATAACGTCACAAAAATAGAGCGCGATGTTTTCGGGCGGTACGTCTTCACCTACCGGACACAGCAGGGCGAGCAACTGGAGCTAAAACAACAGGATGCTTTCTTTTCTTTCTTCTCCGTCAATGAGGACATGATTCCAATATCTCCTATTGAGGTCAACCGTAACACCGTAGGACTTGCGATAGCCGCTGAAAAGCACGGATGTAACGTTTTCAAGTCCGGTGGTACTCCTGCGGGAACACTTGAATATCCCGGCAAGCTTGATCAAAAAATAGCTGCTGCCATAAAAGAAGCATGGGACAAGGCATACGGAGTGAATGGAGTTGGCGGCGTAGCTATTCTTGAAGGCGGCGCAAAATTTGGCAAAGTTTCCATGAGCAACGAAGATGCTCAATACCTCCAGACAAGGCAATTCCAAAAAACCGACATATGCGGAATCTTTGGCGTTCCTCCCCACATGATTTCCGATACAGCCCAGGCAAAGGGCTGGTCTACCATGGAGCAGATGATGATTGAGTTCGTCACGCTCACAATAAATCCAATCACAATCCGGCTGGAACAGTCAATAAAGAAATGCCTAATTCCCTCTAAAAAATGGAATTCCGATTTTGCGAAATTCGCGACAAACGGGCTGCTTCGCGGAGATACCGGAGCGCGGACAGCCTACTACGCGGGCGGACTTGATCGCGGATATCTCGAAATAAACGAAGTCCGGCGGCTTGAAGACATGAACGCGCTTGACGACAGCAAGATAAAAGAATTTCAGGCAAGCAAAAAATCTGCACCACCTATACCTACACCAAAACCACAGGAGCAAGCAGCATGAATGCTACACGATTAAAACAGGAACTTTTAAGGCCGCGTAAATGGTTCGACCTTTCTGAATCAAGCGACGTTGCCGAATTTTACATATATGATGTTATTGGAACTGACTTCTGGGGCGAAGGACTCAGGGCTATTGACTTCATAAACCAGGTTAAAAATGCCAAGTCTAACAACATCCATATTCACATAAATTCACCCGGCGGGGACGTGTTTGACGGGATCGCGATTTACACAAATCTAATTGACAGCAAGAAGAAAATCAAAACTATTTGCGACGGCATAGCTGCCAGCTCCGCAAGTGTAATTTTCGGGGCAGGGCAGGAGCGTGAAATGCCCGTCGGCGCCATGCTGATGATTCACAGGGCGTGGACTCTGGCAATGGGTAACGTTGACGACATGATGAAGGCCGCAGACAGGCTTTCAAAGGTCGATGATCAACTAGTTGGAATCTATCATTCCAGCACAAAATACGACGAGAAGAAAATCAAGAAGATGATGGAAGATGAAACCTATATGGGCGGCGAAGAGGCTCTAAAAATGGGGTTCGCAACTGCGATACCCGAAGATTTAAAAATAGCCGCCCTTAAATGGGACAGGAACATACTGCCGGGACTCCCTGACAGTTTTAATAGAATGCAATCAGCTCTAAAAAAACGCGATGCCGAGAGCGTCCTGCGTGATGCAGGATACTCAATTGCCGAAGCCAAGAAATTGGCGGCTGGTCCTCGCGACGAGGAAAACGACAATGCGGAAATTTGCAGGCTGATAGCAAAGAACACCGAAATTTGGAAGTAAACAAAAAAAGGAAACCTGACAATGAGCGATGAAATTAAAAACATGATTCAGAAGCAGGGCGAAGCTTTTGATGCCTACAAGAAGACCGCCGAGGAGAAGTTTTCCGCGCTTGAGAAAAAGAGCGGAACCGCAGAGATAGACGGCAAGTTGACAAAGATCGTTGCCGAATATGACAGCATGAAGGAAAACGTGGACAAAGTCTACGCCGACATGCAGACCATGAAGTTCAATCCCGGCACGCAAGAAGATCCCAAACTCAAGGCGCACAAGGAAGCTCTTAACCTGTATTGCCGTAAAGGCGATGCAAGTAAGATGTTGAACGTTGTACAGGTAGGCGTTGACGCTGATGGTGGATATGCCTGCCCTCCGGACATCTCTGCAAGAATTTCCAGTGTCGTCCTTGCCGGAAATCCTATCAGGCAGCTTGCGACGGTTGAAACTACCAATCGCGCAACATGGGAAATGCTGGCTGACCCCAACGAGATGACTGCATCCCGTATCGGTGAAGCCGGAACACGTTCAGAGACCAGCACGCCCCAGATCGGCAAGATCACGATCACGCCGTTTGAGATGTATTGCTATCCGAAGTCCACGCAGCAGGCTCTTGATGATGGCGCTTGGAATTTCGAGGAATGGCTTATCAACAAGGCCGGACGCGCGTTCACGAATCTTGAAACAACCGAGATGGCGGCTGGCGATGGCGTTGCTGGATCGCAGGGGCTGACAGGAACTCCCGTAGTCCTTGATAATGTATGGGCATGGGGTTCTCTCGGACGGATTCACACCGGACAGGCCGCAGTGATCGGCACTGTCGGTGCAGAGCTTGTCAACACGGTTGACGCTCTTGAAGTTCCTTACCTGACCAACGCGAGCTGGGTCATGAACAAGGCGACATTCACGTCCTACAGGCTTCTCAGGGCCGGTGCGAACGCCGCGAACATGTTCCTATTCTGGCAACCGTCTCTTCAGGCAGGGGTTCCTGACAAGTTCATGGACTACCCGGTCTATAAGTCCAACGGAATGCCCGTACAGGCCACGAACGCGCACATAGTGGCATTTGGCGACATCAGGGCCGGATACACGATTGTTGACCGCATCGGGATCAACGTGATCCGCGACAACATCACGAGTCCCGGATTTGTGAAGTTCCACATCTATCGCCGGAGTGCTGGTAAGGTGACAAACTTCCAGGCTATCAAGCTTATCAAGTGTGCAGCGTAACAAACAAAAACGGGGAGGCGTAAAAACCTCCCCATAATTTAAGGAGAATTGAAATGAGAGATTTACACAGCAATATCAAAGCGGAAACCATCCTGATGAAGGGGCGTGCTGCCCTTTCCCTTAGCGGTTCCGCAACTTCCGACCTTCTTGGTTATAATGGTGCAGAAATCCTTGTGGGTATTCGTGGCACAGGCGCAACCCTTGGCGCGGCAAAGCCCGTCAAGATATATCTGCTCCATGGCGACACTTCCACAGCGGCAACCGGCGCGGTTGCAACGGCTGACGTGATCGGAGTAACTCCGGTCGCTGGACTTGTCAAGACATACGCCGCCGCCCCGACAGGCGCAGCGCGTGATTTCAGGGTTGGATATATCGGCGGGAAACGCCATATCCGCGTAAGATACACGGCTACCGGAGTTGCGACAGCCGCAACCGGCGCAAACGGAATCCAGATGACGGTCACAGTTGTCAAAGGACTTCCGTGCGTGGCGCCGATAGCTTGAATAACTGAGGAATAATAATGGACTGGATGGGATACAAGATTTATACGGAGCCCGTAGACGAGCCGGTAACAACTGGCGACATGAAGGATTATCTCCGTTTATCTTCCGACGATACGGATCAGGACGCTCTTTTGGACGGACTGATAACCGCCGCCAGGATGAATCTTGAGAGGGTTACAGGTCGGATTTTCTGCTCAACCACTTACGATGTGCAATATTCATCGTTTGTGGACGGAGTATTAAAACTGCCCGTGACCCCCATCCAGTCAATTACCTCTATTGTCTACAAGAGTTCAAATGTTTTGGTGACGCTGGCGGCAAGCCAGTATGAATTGAGAGATTACGCGGCTGTGCCGACTATTGTTCCAAAATGGGAAGCCACATGGCCTGATTGTGACGAGGGAACAATAATTGTCCGCGTTCTTGCCGGAGTTCCACCAACTTCGAACTATGACAAGATGGGAATAACGCTTATTAAGGCGATGGTTGCCGACATGTACGAGCATCCGGAGGCACAGAGCGAAATTTCGTTGACTGAAAACAAGGCGATTGAGCGGCTGTTCAATGCGTATCAGACAAGGTGAAATATGCAGGGCGGAAAACTTAGGACGAAGATCACTGTTCAGGAAAAGACCGACACTATTTCAGATTCTGGACAGGCCGTGTCTACGTTTTCGACATTTCGGGATATTTACGCCGATATCCGCACACCGTCCGGTCGGGAGTTTTTCGGACAGGACAAGTTTAACGCCACAGTGTCGCACGTTGTTACGATCCGCTGGTTGGAAGGCATTAAACCTGAAATGCGTATTCTATGGGGTACGAGAATTTTGAACATCATTTATATCAACGAGGACAGGCAACATGCCCGAATGATGCAACTGAACTGTATGGAGGCAAGAAATTAAATGGCGACTCCCCGCACAAGAAACCGTTTCGCCGGACAAGGCGACCAGATAAAAGATTCCGGAGTCGACAAGTGGATAAATATTTTCGGAGACGTGCAGGTCATAGAGAATCTGGGGCGGCTTAATACGGCGGTTGAAAGACGGATGCTGAAAAAGGCGATTGGAAAAGGATTGAAAGCGATCGTCAGGATCGCAAAGCAGAACGTGCCCGTGGATTCCGGACTTTTAAAAAAATCAATCAAATCAGCGGTCACAAAAATGATTTCCGGCAAGGTCTACATAGATCCGAAGGTAGTTGGCAAGGACGGAGACAAGCCCGCGAAATACGCGCATATCGTGGAGTTCGGCGGGGCAAAACATCCGAACCCGACACCGTTCATGCGTCCAGCTCTGGATGCTGGAAGAAACGAGGCACTGGAACTCATAGCGCAATCGTTCAGGGAAGAGCTGCAAAATTTTAATTTCAAGTAGGGATTTATGGCGGTCGTTAATTTTAAAGGAGCATTAAGAACTTATCTGCTGGCGGATACGCCTCTGGCCGCGCTTGTAGGTGTTAAGATATACAGTCCGGCGGCTCCGCAGAATACCATCAGGCCATACGTGACTATCAGGAAGATAAGCCGGGTGACGATTGATAATCTGACAGTCTTTAATTCGGTGGTTGAGGAGCGTTGGCAGACAGATTCATACGGTTCCGATCCGGACAATACCGAAGCCGTAGCCAAGGCGGTATTTGACAGGTTGCACATGAAAATACTGGAGACATGGAGCGGGTACAAAATTTATTTGAGCAAGTTTGATAATGAGAACGATTTATCTGAATCGGAAATCGAAGGTTCGGAGAATATGATTGACAGAATCCAACAGGATTTTTATATAAAAAGAAATTACAACAAAATCTAAAAGGAGATTAAAAAATGGCTACCACGTTTGAAGGGCAGGGCGCAACGTTCACAAAGGCGAGTTTAACCCTTGGGATCAAGGATATAACTTTGCCGGGATGGAGCAAGGGCGAAATAGATGTAACACTTCTGGCGAATACGGACGTGAAGACGTTCGTGCTGGAAAAATTGCGGACAATTAAGGATTTTTCCGCGACGATGGAGTTTGACAAAACTCCGTACATGGCGATTCCTGAGGGAAACTCCCTCTGTGTGATTACCTTGCCGGATGCCGCTGGAACAATATCGTTCTGGGGCGATGTCAAGGAAGTCGGAGATGTAAAACTGTCTACTGGCGGACAGCCGACCGTACAAGTTACAATCAAGGTCACGAACCGCAACGGATCAGGCGTTGAAACCGCACCGTTCTAACCAATAAAAAAAAGGAGATTGAAAAATGTCGCAGATATTTAATATTAAAAAGTCCATTGGAGGCGGCGGAATAACCGTTACAGACAACAGGGATGTAACCGCCGATAATATCATCATTGGAAGCGAACCAATACCCGCAGGCGTGGCGGGAACAGGTGCGGCTGCAAGTGCGATCACCATGCCTACCGGACACGGGTTTACAGACGGACAGGTTGTGTGTGTGTCCGGTACTTTTGGCGCATACTATAATGGCACGATATCGCTTTCCGGACAGAACACCATAACCGTAACAGGCGGAGCAGGTGATACGCTTCCAACATCCGGAGCCGTTGTTGTTTCCCTTCAAGTCGAAATAGACATGGGATTTCTCGGAACCAATATGGCCGTGATTTCTGTAGGCGGAGATATTGCGCTTGAAACCACGCTCGAGACTTCCGGAGCCGTCCAGCTCGTCAAGGCAACCGCTGCAAATGCTTCTTATCAATGGGATTCCGGATCTGGGGATGTCAACCCGATTACAGGCGATGCCATTGTCAAGGCGCATGTCTACAATCGTGGCGTTGCCGCTGGCACAATCACAATTCTTGTCGGATATGACAACGACTAAGGAGGTCTCTGATGTGGGATAAGACAAAACTTGGCGGACGGACTTTTAAGCTTGTGGTCTGCGGAGACGATTTTCTTGTGAGAAAAATCAAGGTCGGGGAACTTCTTGGCGATACTAAAGAGGATGCGAAAGAGGACGCTAAGAAAAAATCCTGCAATCTTATTTCCAAGGTATTGCTTGATCCTGCTCTGACACCTGATGAGGTGAACGGGCTTGATTACGATATCTACACGGATTTGCAGTCTCAAATAATGGACTTGAACGGCATGAGTGTAAAAAGCAAGGAAGCAATCCAGGGAAACTTAAAAGAGACCCCGCCAGACAAATCCTCTTTAAAATTGCAGGACGGCTCGGAAAATACGCCAGCGAAGTAGAACGTGAACTTGATTACACGGAATTTTTAGAGTGGGAAGAATTTTTCGAGCATGAAATGACGACACACGGCAGTATTGATTATCAGCTGGCGCAAATTGCAATGTACTGCCATATGCCGGTTTCAGACAAGAAGATTTTCAAAGTAAATGAATATCTGATTGAGTTTGAAAAACCCGGAACGAAAAAAAGCGACGCGGTAAAACTGCCGCCCGGTCTTTTCAGTAAGATCATGAAGGCGGCTTTTGGAATAAAGGACAAAGGCAATGGTTAAAGATGTAGGGACATTGGCGGTCTGGCTTACAATGCCGCGTGACGACTTCCAGAAGGGAGTCCGCGAGGCGCAGCGGGATATCGGAAAATTGTCCTCGGTCATTGGAGGGTTTGCTATTGCCGGAGCCGCGTCAATAACTGCGTTTGCCACAAAGAGCGTTGCCGCGTTCATGGAGAATGAAACCGCTGTTGGTGCTCTTGAAGCCGCATTGTCCGCCGCCGGAGACAATGTCGAAAAGTTTTCATCCAGATATCAGAAGTTTTCCGAGGACATGATGGCTAAAACCATATTTGACCATGACAAGGTTCTGGAGATTATGGCGTATGGGAAACAGATGGGCATAGCCGCCGATCAGCTTGAGGATGCTGCGAAGGCCGCCGTCGGTCTTTCCGCGAAATACAATATTGACCTATCTACGGCAATGGGATTGATCGCAAAAGCGAATCTCGGAGCAACTGAACGGCTTAAAAGATACGGCATCGTCCTTGATGAGAACATGACCAAGGAGGAGAAGTTTGCAGCCCTGTTAAAAATAGGCGGCGAGTCCTTCGGGCTTGCGGAAGCGAAAACACAGACGTTATCCGGCGCGATATCACAGCTTAAAAACAATTTTGCGGAGATTGAAGAAGAGACGGGAAAGATGATTGTCGAAGGGTTGAATCTAAAGGGAGTGTTTCAAGCCTTGTCCGGTGCGGCCTTAGATGTTTCCAAGTATATAGGCGGACTCGATGATGCAACAAAGAACGCTATTGCTAGAACCGGACTTCTTGCCGTGGGGGTCGTGTCTTTGGCAAGCGCGTGGAAGGTTTTAACGTATACCGGAATGCTTCAAGGCGTTGCCGGACTTGGAAAATATATTATTCTTATAGCAACTCACACTGCCGCTCAAAAATCAGCCACAGTTGCAATTATTGAACAGATAAACGCCCAGCTTGCATTGAACGCGGCGCAGGCATCTGCCGCTAAAATTAACGCAATGTCTTTTACTTCACAGTTGAAGGATCTTCCAGCTTTGACATTTGCCGGAGCCAGTGCAATGAACGCATTCGGTTCAGCGGTTGCGGTTGTTGGAGTAGCTTGGGCAAGCTGGGAAATAGGCAAGAAAATATCCGAACTTACTGGACTTGATAATTTGCTTACAGACTTCTACGCGAAATATCTTTTTGGCGCAGAGGAAATACAAAGAAAATCGGACGAGTTGAATAAAAAAATTGAAGCGGCATGGGGAACAAGAGACAATAGAAAATTCTCAAACGGAGGATTATCGGCGATAGTTGCGGACGACTTGACACAGGAGGCTAAAAATAATGCTTTTAGATTTCAGCGTGATTTAAAAGACATGCAGTCTGACAACGCGGCGAAAAACCTAGAAGGACTGGAAAAAATAAACGCATTGAAGGAAAAACAGAATCGACTCGATGAAATTACTAGAAATCTTGATCCAAAAAAGAGAGAAGAAAACATAAAGGAAAAGCTTAAAATAGGATTTGAGATCGAGGATGTCTATAAAACTATGGCAAAAGATGCAATTGCCGCACAGGAATCCCTGGACAACACAATAAGCGATATCAAACTTAAGAACGCCACTACGCTTGAGGAAAAACTTGAGATACTTGCAAAGAAAAGAATTGACGCGGAACTTGCGGCTGTCTACGGAAAAGATGAAGCGGAAAAGAAAAAGGCGGAGGAACGCGCTTTGATAATAGCCGACCAGATGGACAATCTGCGGAAACAGGATGCCGAAAAAAGCAAGGAAAAATACGTCGCCCCCCGCCTTGCCGGAGCCATAGAGCAGGGAACCGTAGAGGCTTACCGCGCCGAGCTTGCCGGAAAGAATTCCGACTTGGAGTATACCAAGAAGACGGCTGACAATACAGACAGGACGGCGAAGGGCATTCAACAGCTCGTAACCGCATTCAAACCTTTTGGCTCGCTGGGGGTCGCATGAGCTACACTGTAAACAAATTCAATGACAAGCCCGGATACACCAACAAGGCGGACGGGACGCGCTCGTATAGTGTCAAGTACATCGTCGAAAGCACCACGGCAAACGATCTGAATATTCACGCGGCAAGGAAGGCCACAGGGATGCCCGTTGCGGGTTCCGCCTATGAATACGATTCCGGAGTTTTCCTTTCAACCGTAAGTGTTGACGATGTGAAGTTCACAGACTCGAAGACGATTTTTTATTTCAACGCCGAGTATGAAATACCTACGGGAGGCGGGGGAGAGCCTGGAGGGGACGATCCGTTAAATCAGCCCGTTAAAGTCACATACGGCAACGTTAAATATCAAGTTCCTTTTGACATGGCATATAAAAGCACGGACGCGCAGGGGAGCCCTACGGAGCCCGTAGTCAATACTGCTGGGCAGAAATTTGACCCCCCCGCCGTCAAAATGAAGATCAACAGTCTGATATCGCTGCAATATAATGTCCGTATATTCAGGCAGGAATGGCAGGAAATATATACCGACACGATTAATCTATCGGCGGTCAATATATTAGGCTCGGTGATTCCGGTTAACTGCGCCAGAATAAATGAACTTACAGCTACAAATGCTTTTGATAGCGATGGCAAGGAATATTGGCAGGTGAATGTATCAATAGAAAAATCAAAAACTCCATTTACCGTCAATCTGTTAAATCAAGGTTTTATGGCTCTTAACTCTACTGGAATCCTTGATAATATCTATGTCTTTTCAGATGCGGATGCGGTTGCTCCAGCACTTAAATCTGTAATCCAATGCAAGAGCGATTTTGCAAATACCAAGCAATTGATAGCGGACGGATTATTGGAGCCGGTACAGGAGCCGCAAAAACTAGACGAGAACGGTCAAGTTTCGGAAACTCCCCTGTATACATCATTCAAGCAAAATTATTCCGCCGACTGGTCTCCCCTCTTAATCCCCAAAAGGACAACGCGATGAATTGGCTCCTATCAGACAAAACAAAGAAAAACCTCGACGGGCTGATATCCGAACACGGATACGACATGACGGCTCCGGGCAGGGCGAGAAGACCGGGGATATCTAGGGGCGGGGGATCGTCTGCCTACTCCGGCCCCTTCGCAGTTGCAAAGCTTACCGACACGTCCGCCGAAGTCCTGGGTTATTCCGCAACCGACGGGCAATACTGGAATAACTACATCATAAGTGGCCTCTCCCGTATCGAAGTAGCAGACGGCGCAAGTGTAACGGGAATTACCACAAACGGATATCTCTATGTAGGCATAACATGGAATGGATCTGCGTATGTCGCAACACTGGCGCACGCGGCGGCATTGCCAGTACAGGATAACACTCATGTCTATATTCCCTTGGCTTTTATCCTTTGCGCTGACTCAAAGATATCCTCAATAGTGCAAATCCGACACGACATAATCGAACATCCGGCGAGGGCAGGATAATGCCGACACCTACATCATGGACATCGACGGGGTTAAGTTGGACGGCGGCAGATCCTATGTGGCCGCTTGAGCTTCTTAGCCCCTGTATGATTGAGGCGATCAAAGAATGTGATTCAATTACAGGCCGGAGTGTTCCCACCCTGCTTTCCGCCTCTTACAATCCAATCCGTCCCAATTGTGATTATGTGAATGCCATTCACAGTGAAGTATCAGCCCTTATTCCTTTGTTTGTGAATCACCTTGACCATTCAGGGGATTGGAACGGGCAGACAACTATCCCTAACTGGACAGAGGCGACGATCTTGACCGCCATTGGAGACGCTTCGAGGATAGTTCCAAGCAATTTGAATGTTCTTTCCCCGTGGTATTTCCAGCAGTACAAGATTCTGAATATGCTGAGGTGGTCTTATCTGGAAACGTATTCAGATTCAAGATGGATATCTCACGGTTTTACCAAAACAGTAAACGTTAATCCTGGAACATGGGCAGACGTGCAGGCGGCATTCTTGACACAAGCATGGTCAGCAGATGATACGACTAGGGATGCGCCAAGGTACTATGCAATTAATTATAGCTCTCAATTTTACAAATTTGCGTCTAAAATCACGCGGGAATGGGAAAATATCATACCGCATTCTGTTGATTTATACCACTCTTCTGGTGGGTACCCTAGCTACATATTTCAGCCAATAGGTTCACAAATATTAGCAGATTTGTATTATCTTGTAAATACTTACCCGGAAAACAGCAGTCATTCTCTTACACTATGGGAAGACGATGATTTAGCTGATCTGCCATCTCCGGAGACATCGGGGGGCCCTTATAATCAAAAAACAAATTATGTTGGCGGTAGTAGTGCAAACCACACACCTAAGGCCGTCCTCAAATTCGACGGCGCGAACGGCAGGAAGTTTAGGGATTGGTGAAAAAATCAACTCTAAATTCCACATATGAAAAGTGAAGATTGAAAAACAACAATTTAAAAATAGCGTGAAACATGGAATTACCCACTAAAATATTTTACGATGCGGTGAACAAGGTTTTCCGGAATTCGGCTGGTACGGAAATCACCGACAAGGATCTTTACCCGTCCGCAACATTCGGGCAGAAGTTCTGGATGAATGTCCAGCTGGTTTCAGACGATGCCAGCCCGGGGACGAAATATTCAGCCCTGCCTACGGGCACAACCGCCGATGTCCTTGTAGACAATGACTACCTGAACCCGTCTCCCATCCTGCCAGTGCCCGGCGGTAATGATGACTGGACTGCGGGAACCGGATCGGAATACTACTACAACGGCACGGACATTCTGACGAAACCAACGATTGTATACGAAAACAGTGTGCAGATTTCAGAGGGGACTAAAGGGGCTTTGACCGCGGGAACGTGGGCATGGGACGCAGTGGCTCTGAAACTATATGTCCGGCTTACTGACAGCACCGACCCCGACACCAAGACCGCCGGATATGTGGAGTTCAAAGAGACGGTCACCGCGACACTTCCATTCATTGAAGTCGACGGCTCTACGTTCAACCAGGCGAATTCATGGTATGACACCGCGACTCTGGCGTTTAGAAATCCAGTCATAGCCGACGGCGAACTCTCTTTTTACATTACGGCAAACACCCTGCAATTTTACCGGAGGCTGGGGACGGATGATGAGATCACAAATGCCACTATGCAAATTCAACTTCTTGCACCGTCTACCGCCATCAATTTTGACGTGATAGAATTTCCGTTTGTCTGTAGGAACAAGTATCTGGGGCAGGGGTACAGCGTAGACGTGACCGGATCGAATATCTACACAAAGGCGGAGGTGCTGGCTCTGATTGCTGGTTTTGCTGACCTACTTTCCGGCACACAGGCGACCTTGACCGACAACGCGACAACCAACATAAATCTTTTTAATAAAACGACTGCAAGAAAAGCAACTGTTGAAATGTACGCAGTTGGAGCCGCAGGAATTCGAGACTGGCTTTCATTTACGGTAACGTTCTTTGGCGCTGTGGCATATCTACAGCCCGCTAGTTATTCCGATAATGGAACCATATCCGGCTCCATAACATTGAACGCCGATATATCCGGAAATAATGTCCGATTGAATGTCACGCTTGCCGGATGCGGGGAAAATTTAAAACTCGTGTATAGAACATCACAAACGATAATTGAGGTTTGAGTTTATGAAAAAAGAAATGTCATGGAAAAAATTATGTCTTGTGACATTCGGGCTGTGGCTTGCGGTGGTCACGCTCGGAGCAATCGCCATTCCCAATTCGCCGCTGCAGAGATTCCGTGATGGGATCATGGCGGACTTCCTTTATAAAATCGACGGCTCTTTTGGTTTTTATACGGCTGATGTGGTGACTGCAATAACAAATACCAGCGGGGCGACAAGCGCAAATACTGCGAACGCCATAGTCAAGCGCGGGGCAAGCGGGGAGTTTTCGGCGGGGACGATAACTGCGGCGTTGACAGGCAACGTGACTGGCGACGTGTCAGGCTCCTCTGGATCGTGCATAGGTAATGCCGCAACTGTGACAAATGGTGTTTATTCCAACGGCTCCTACTCCGATCCCTCGTGGCTCACAATAAGTAAATCAAAAGTCGGACTTGGAAGTGTTGCAAATGCGCTACAGGCTTACGCCGCAGATTTAAACACCGGAGCAGTGGCGAGCACAATAGCTCAAAGGGACGCGAACGCTGCAATCACGGCAAGCTATTATTATGGCAGTGCGGCGCATTTGACGGACATAAACGCGTTGCCGTCGGGTGCGTGGGGAGATATTCTTTTTTATGGTACTTCCGGATGGACTGTTCTCAATGCTGGCGACGCTGGAAAATTCTTAAAAACCTTGGGGGCTGGAGCAGATCCCGCGTGGGCGACTCCGGCTGGGGCTGGAAATACTACAAGTCCAGCAACAAATACCGCCGACTTTGTTCCTCAATGGGACGGCGCAAATTCCAACACCTTGAAAGATGGATATTCCGCAACGGCTGCGGCGACCGCTTCCACGCTTGTGCTAAGGGACGCGAATGCCGCGATAACGGCAGTTAAATTTTATGACGATGGCGACGCTCCCACGCTCGATACCCAACTGGCGAATAAAAAATATGTGGATGATAATGCGGGTGATACCCTGCCTTCACAGACTGGAAATAATGGAAAGTATCTGTCTACGAACGGCAGCGCGGCGAGTTGGGCGGCGGTGGCTGGAGGCACGCAGGCGGTACAAAATTACACGGCAGACTTTGTAATTAATTCCGCGCTTACTTGTGTCTCAAACTCCGGAGCAACCGCAAATATTAAAGCGACGCTGGAGGCAAGATCCAATTTAGGCGATGGCTGGAGTTGCACGATAATAAACGAGGCTCCTGGAAGTGCGACAAAACTAACTCCGTCCGCGGAAGTTCATGGTACGGTGCAGAATGTTGGCACACTTGCCGATATTACAGACGGGAGCACGTCCACCACTACATGGTATAATACCGGCGCAACGGCAAATTTATGGATTGGATTTCAATTTTCCGGCTCGACTACGGTAAATGAAATAAAATTTTATGTTATAGCGGCTTCGAGCAGAATTAAAACGTTTAGCGTTGAGCGTTATGACGGTGGATCGTGGACAGCCGTACCTGTTACAAGTACCGGAGCAAATACGTCGATATATAATACCACGCAGGCGATATACGACAACGCCGAAACAGGCAATGGATGGGCGACTGTATATTTTACTCCGGTGGCGGATACTGAATTCAGGGTAAGTATTTTGTCAAGATCTACGGCTGGTGACGACGGTATTTATTTTCCCGAGATGGAAATGTACTTGATACCTTTTTCCGTTTCGATTGCTCCCGCTTCCGGCGAACAATTACCTGGAACCAGCGCGGCGAATAGACTGTTAAAATCATCAGTTCACGGCGATTCAATAACATTAAAAGCCACAAGTGCGAATATCATAGCAACAGGCGTTTATCCGGCAGTGGCCAACTGGGTGGACACGGCTCCGTAAAAATTAATTAATGGTTTAAACTTAAAATAAAAAAAGGAAAGACGATATGAAAAAGAAGTTTTTAAGACTAGGCGTTTTAATCGGATTGCTTGTTATAGCGACGGGCATGTATGCGGCAACGCAGGGAATAGGAATACTCAGGGCATTGACCGGAGATCGCCCAAATGACGACAGTGTTCTTGCCTGCACGATGAATATGGTGGCATACCAAATATACGCGGCGGATGCCAATACCAAATATACGCGTTATCAGGGCGGTGACGGTCCTGTGTTTATTAAGAAGGAAACAATAACAACCACTCCGGGCGGGATCAGTATTACCACAAACGAAAAGACATTTGCACCGTGGTCTACATGCACGACCGCCAGCTACATCGGTATAAATGACTGGCAGTAAAGGAGCGTTATGAAAACATTCAGCATACCACGGGCAGATTACCGCGCTCTTCCGTTTTCCATGGATGTTGACGGAGTTGCGCAGAATATTGCAGGATACACTTTTGTCTTCACCTTGAAAAAGAATATTGCGGACGACGACACCGGAATACTTTTTGAGGAAATAATTGAGATCCCCGCAGGAACTGCCGTGTACTCGTCATTGTTCGAAATTTCTTCTGAAGACTCTGACCAGGAGCCGGGCACCTATTGGCTTGAAGGATCGTCATATACCGACGTAACCCAGCCGATTACAGCCGATCCGGTAGTGTTCAAGATAACGGAGCGTGAGAGGAAGGATATGCCGGCTGAGGTAACGCCATGAGTACGGATATAAAACTCAAGATTTCACAGCCGGTGATAAAATTCAACTTTCAGGGCGTTCCTGCACCGGTAGTTGCCCAGGTACAGACCGATTGGAACGCTACTGCTGGCTTAGGTGTATTGCTTCACAAACCCAGCACATTCCCCCCAAGTTCTCATAATCACGCACTAAATGATCTTTCGGAAAAGTCCTACAATTCTTTGTCGGATAAGCCTTCAATCCCCGCCGCCCAGGTGCAGACCGATTGGAACGCAACGGAGGGACTTGGAAAACTCTTGAATAAGCCCAGCACGTTCCCTCCGAGCTCTCACAATCACGCCTTGAACGATCTCAGCGAGAAGTCCTATAGTAGCCTTACTGACAAACCATCTATCCCCGCGGCGCAAATACAGAGCGATTGGAACCAGGGAACGACCGAAGCGTTGGATTTCATAAAGAACAAGCCAAGCATACCAGCAGCGCAGGTGCAGGCTGATTGGAACGCCGTGTCCGGCATGGGGCAAATACTGAACAAACCTAATGTCACCTATAAAACACTTGCCGCCGATCATGACAACGGATCGCCGAATCCTGCGGCAATGACAACTGCTTTTTCGTCCGACGCTTTATTGCCAAACAAAAACTACTTCTATTTTTTTAGAATTTTGCATCGTACAAATGCGTACACAACCGGTATGGGATTCAGCATCACTTTTTCTTCTACGCCAAGTGCTTTTACAATCAACCAGTTGACTACCGCTGCTAACTCGGCAACGTATGGTTTCTACCGCATCCGCACCGAAGATGCAGTGCTCGTATCCTCTCAGCTTGGGACTTCGGCTGGAGACGATCATCAACCATACGAATCGTTTGTGTTTGGCTGGCTCCTGACCAATGCAGCAACGGTGATAAACCTACGCTGCAAGTCGGAACTAAACTCCACAAAAGTTGAAGTTTTAAAGGGCACAAAACTCACACTTGAATTGTTAGATTAAGTAATAGGAGAATAAAATGGAACAGCAAAAATTCACCGAAGAAATTGATAAAATACGCTGGGTGCATCGCAACGAGGCAGACGCGAAAACCGCCGAAATTCTTGCCGACGGCATGATATGGCGCGGCTTTCGCTGGAGCGCGGACAAGGAACATTTCGACGACTACCGTGACATCTGCCAGCAGATTATGACTGGACTGGAAAAAGAACTGCTCGTCCATGGCATAGGCGAGGATGCTTACATGCTGCTCAATATTTCAAACGTTCAGGAATTTTTCATCACCGGAAAAACGTTTAAGATAAATACTTTGACGGACGGATATAAAGTTAAGGATCTGGGAGGGGTGCTCTCAACAGGGCAGACCGTCAAGTCTTTGAAGGATATGACACTTGAGGAATTGAGAACTTGGAAGGATCCGCGAATATAACAAGGTGACCTATGAGCACCAAATCAGATTTACTGACTGCAAAACTGAATCTGAAATTTGTACGTAAACTTTATAATAAACTTAGAAAGCGACTAAGAAAATGAATGACCACGAACTTGAAAGGATGGCGGAGAAGATAGCAGAGAAGATGAAGGGCAGTCCAGTCAATCATATCTGTCCGTTTACCGCCGAGACGGTGGCAAGTCTCAAGGATCTGGCCTTCTACTTTTCGACCGCTCAAAAAGCTTTCAAGGGCTTCATAATCCTTTGTATCGTAATAGGGGCAATCGCCGCTTTTCTCATAGGATTAAAAACTAAAATAATGGAATTTTGGGCAACGTTATAATGAATAATCAAAGGAGGATGAAGCTTATGAGTACAGCTGAACTTAAAAAACGGGCACAAAAGGAAGCGGCTGGGTTTATTATCGTGATCGCGCTGATCGTCGCAGCGTGGCTTTTGTCGGGGTGTACGTCAATGTCAACGGTGTCTACGTTTGATCCAAAAACAGGCATAACAACCACGGTTAATGATTTTAAAGGCGACTTGGCAACCGCCGTGGTATTCGATCTCAAAGACAAGATCGTTTTTGATTTTACCAACGGTATGGCAGTAAGGGCTAAGATAGAACCGCCCAGCAAGGAAAATCCCATGGGAATAATTGTAGTTGAATACGCCAATGGTGCGATTGGACATATTTCAATTCCGAAAGACTGCGACTTGAGTAAATGCAATCCATCAATGCTTGCAAAAATGATTACGGCCTCAATGGGGAAAAATCTCAGCATGTCAGCAACTGGCATCAATACGACAGATCAAACAGAAACAATAGAAGAACCTAAGACCGTACCCACCGCTGAACCATCTACTTTTAAACTATTGGAACCAATAAGCGAAAAGTGAAAATTATTATTTCAGCTATTATTATTTTGCTTTTGACTGGTTGCATCACGATGAATCATTGTCCGTATTGTGGCGAAAAGGATTATCCGGAATATGCAAGGTATGAAAAAGAAAATCTTGGACATGGCATAATTCGTGAAACTAAATGGCGTGGATGGGTGCATGTTTACGAGGAAGAGCCTACGCCTAATGGAATTAAGGAATTAAAGTGAAAATCATTATTACAAAACTAGGGCTTGATTGGGACACTTGCGGACAGGGGAAAATATCCGAGATAATTATGAGTGTTTGTATCGGGATAATGTTAATTGAAATAGGTTTTGGAGTTGCGATTTACTTGATGAAATAGGGAAGGGGTACTTTGTGACGTTTAACTGACAAACCCGGCAGTTTAAATGTTACTGGCAGTCTCGTGAGAGCTATGCCAGCCGGAGCTAGGTGTATACCGAATCCGGCTTTTTAAAGACAATTTTCTAAAGATTAGGGTTATAGAATGTTTATAAGATTGTTTATATGAAACCTGAACTCAAATGTCCGCACTGTGGATCGAACCTGAATGAGGAAATTGATGCTATTTGGATCCGGTGCATAGCATGTCAGATGGAGTTTAAGGCTGAAGAGGAAAAAGATGAATAAACTTTTGACACATCCGGGCTTCGATCCCGCCCCGCCATGGGAGGTGACATTGACGGGTG